CGGAAGCCATGTCAGCACAGACCGTTATGTGTTCTTCGATGGCAGCAATCTTGAGCCTTGGATGGAGAAAACCAAAACAACGTCAAGAGACTCTGTTACAGGGGAAACCTATACTTCCGAAAGCAGATGGAGTGCACCGGATTACAGCATCCGCTATCCAATCCATGACGGTATGTATATGCGCTTTCCTGCAAATCTTGATTATCTTACCCTTGGGAAAAAGTACATTTCAAAGATTTACAGTGCAAAGAATGAGCTGCTTATGGAACTGGAAACGAATCCAACGGCTCGTACAAGCCTCTGCCCGGTGGGACAGGGGAAATATCTGGTCAGCACGGGATCGCGCTTATATTTATGGAAAGACGGTCAGCTTACGGAACTGTTGCGTGGATGCTACAACTACCGGCTGCGCAGGATGAGCAATCTCAATAAATGGAAGAAAGCAGGGGGTGTTTGATATGGATCAGATTTTGACAATACGTCTGTATGCGGCGGGCATTGGCATCGTGGTCGGGGAGTTCCTCGGCAGCTTCGACGATCTGCTCTATGCCCTCGTCGCATTTGTTGCGACGGACTACATCACGGGAGTTCTCCGTGCGATTGTGGAAAAGAAACTGTCGAGTGCCATCGGCTTCAAGGGCATCTGCAAGAAAGTCTGCATTTTCACTCTTGTGGGCGTGGCGAATGTCCTCGATGTCCACATCATCGGAAGCGGCTGTGTCCTGCGCTCTGCCGTGATCTTCTTCTACATCTCGAATGAAGGAATCTCGATCATCGAGAACGCAGCGCGAATGGGGCTTCCCGTTCCGCAGAAATTGCAGGACATGATGCACAGCCTCAAAGATAAATAACTGCTTTAACCTCAATGCCCGGCGGCTTACCGTCGGGTTATTTTTATGCCTGCAAAGGTGACCACAAGAGCCGGTTTTGTCCACTGTTCCATGAAGGGAGATGTTGAGATGAGCAAGGAAGAAGGGCTTCGGGAAATGACGTATCAGATGGTGATGCGTGCTTCATGGAAAATGCTGCAGAGCGGACTTTTGTCAGAGGACGAGTATCTTGCGTTTGAAGCGAAAATGCGCGAGAAATATCGTCCCGTCATCGGGCTTCTATTTTCAGATATTGACTTGCTATCGTGCGGATAGTACGGGAAATATGGGAGTGGAAAGGAGGGACTAGCATGAAGATACGAAGAGTTCAACCAAGCCCTATATTGCAGAAAAAGCTGCGTGTGGCTGCGTATGCCCGCGTCTCTGTGGATACGCTCCACCACTCTCTTGCGGCGCAGGTCAGTTACTACAGTACACTCATCCAAAAGAACCCCGCATGGGAATACGCCGGTGTCTATGCGGATGAGGGGATTACGGGGACGAGTACCGCGCATCGGACGGAGTTCAAGCGCCTGATCGCCGATTGCAACGCCGGGAAGATTGATTTGGTGCTCGTTAAAAGCATCAGCCGTTTTGCCCGTGACACCGTAGATTGCCTTCATACCGTTCGACAGCTGAAAGAGAAGGGGATCGCCGTTCGTTTCGAGAGGGAGAACATTGATTCCACATCCGAGGACGGAGAGCTGCTCTTGACGCTGCTCGCATCCTTTGCTCAAGAAGAGAGCAGAAGCATTGGTGACAACATTCGGTGGGGCGTGCGGAGGCGTTTTAGACAGGGGATTCCAAACGGACATAAAGCCCCTTATGGCTACACGTGGGACGGCGAGATGTTCCGCATCGTTCCTTCCGAGGG